ATGCCTAAACTATCACGCCAACTAACGATCACGCAGTTTAAAAATCTAAAAGCCAAAGAGAAGCCATATTTTGTCAGCGACGGCGATAACCTGCTAATTAAGATAATGCCAAATGGCACAAAGTTTTTTATGTATGAGTTTAGAGAAAATGGCAAGCGTCACCGCCTAACTCTTGGCAAATATGATAAAATGAGCCTAAGCGATGCAAGAGATAAAAGAAGTGAGCTACGATCAAAACTAAGCCAAGGCGAAAGCCTAGTGCAAACAGTAGAAAAAACAAAATTTAGGGCAGTGTTTGAAGCGTGGTATAGGACAAAAACTAAGTTGAGCGAGAAACAGCAATTTTGGATAAAAAGGCGTTTTGAAACGTTATTTTTACCTAAATTTGGCGAGATGGACATAAAAGATATTAGCAGGAAAGATATTATAAACGCACTTGCACCACTTCTTGGCGATGACAAGCAAGAAACGACACGAAAAACACTAGGTACACTAAATAGTTTTTATAAATTTGCTCTTTTGCACGAATATGTAGAGCATAATATTATCTCGGATATTGATAAAAGTGCGTTAATGGGTAAGCAAGAAGTTAAACATTTCGCATATTTAAAAAATGGTGATGAAATAAGAGCCGTATTAATGGCGATAAGAGATTATTTTGGGGATTTGCGAGTGAAAGTGTGTGCGATTTTTCAACTATACACCGCAGTAAGAGGACAAAATGCTAGAAACGCTAAATGGTCGCAGATAGATTTTGAAAATTGCGTTTGGCATATCCCAGCAAGTGAGATGAAAATGGCAAAGCCTCACGATGTATTTTTATCTCAAAGTGTAATTACCTTGTTAAAAACATATCGTGAGCGCCTACCATTAAAAAGTGAGTTAATTTTTCCGTCCGTAAAATCAAATATACGCCCTATTAGTGATAATACTATCCGCTCAATGCTTAGAAGTCTAGGCTTTAATAATGAAATGGTAACTCCACACGGCTTTAGAGCCACGTTTAGCACGATAGCTAACGAAAACATAGATAAGCACGGCTGCAATAGTGACGTTATCGAGCTTTGCCTCGCTCATGTTGAGAGCAATAAGGTCAAAGAAGCATACAACCACGCCAAGAACCTAAAAGCAAGGGCTAGGCTTATGCAATGGTGGAGCGATTATTTAGATAGTTTGGGCGGTTTTGCCTGATTTATAGGCAGAAATAGAGTTTTGGGAATAATAAATTATCTTAGAGTTGATCTTACTTGCCGTGATCTTGCCTGCTAGCACTAATCGCCTTAAACTGATAGGCGATGTTAGTCCTAGTTCTTTTAAGGCTTCATCACGAGTAATAAATTTATCGCTCATTTTTTATCCTTTATATAATCTTTCAAATCTTGCAGTGCATGCCGTAAATAGCGGACGTCGCATTTAAAGAGCAAACCTTGTATTTGCTCGACTAATTTAGATTTTTCATTGCGAGCCTCGCAAAACGCCTCTAGGCTTGCATAACCTCAATCTTTTGTTTTGTTTGTTCTTGTGGTGTCATCTCATGCTCCTTTTATCCATGCGCCAATTTCTTTTGTAACAAAGAAAGATATTACAAGACTCGCTATAACAGCAATAATAGTAAGTGCTAAAAATAAATTTCTCTGCCACGCTTTATTCCAAACAAAAACTTTAAAAAACGTGTCATATTCTATATCACAAAAAGCTGTGATAAGCGGTATTACAACGATTCGATTTACGATGTTAAAAATAGCCTTGACAGCACCTAAAACAATAAAATATCCGATCACATATAAAAAATACTCAAGCATTTTTATCCTCCTCTAAAAGTTCTGGGTTTTCGTAGATGTTGCCGACGACTTCGCATGCTTCATTGAGTCTTACTCTTCCGCCTTGTTTGTTTCTTATATCCGGCGGCAGGTATTGTCCAATATAATTATTCCATTCATCTCTAAACCCGCCGTCTTTAAAAACTACTTGAAATAAATCCCTTTTCCTATCAAAAGGGTTTGCGCGAAATTCAAGAATATCTCCCTCGTAAATTTCCTTGCCGTTTCGGTCTTTCAAGCCTGTGTATTGCATGACTTCAAATGCTCTTTGTTCGGGAGTGCCGGGGAAAATTTCCCAAGCAGGTAAGTCAAAAACTTCACCCCAGCTAAGCATTTTTTTATTGAGCACATCCCACGCTCTAAATTTTATCTCTTTCATATCACTCCCATAAATTTCCAAGCGGCTCATCAAAATATACCGCCACCATTTCAAAGACTGCACTTACTGCTGTTTGAGTATCTAAGTCTTTATTCTCAACAAGCCTAAAAATCTCTTCCAAGTCAGCTTTTAAGCTCTTTTTTGTCTTAGGAGCTTTATACTCTCCCTCCTCAAAATATCTCTCGACTCTTGTCATCTCTCACCTTTCTTTAAAACATCATCGTTATTATCCAGCCATTCGATCGTTGGCTGACCGCTAAAATGCTTGCTAAAAATATACCAAGCATAAACCATCATCCCCGTTTCGTATTTGCCGTCGCTCCTGATCTCGTCGCTAAGCATAGGATAGCGGGTAAATACATAAACTCTCTCTAAAGCCTTGCGTGCGTAAATTTCATCGTGTCGCTCTTTGCCGTGCAAGTAATTAAGTGGCAGTAAAAAGGCGAATTTATCTGAAATTTCAAGAGCTTTGAGGATAAATTCCTTTGCAAGGCTAAAAGGCGGATTTGTGATCACGCAGTCAAATTTACTGTTCTCTTGTAGAAAATCCTTGCCACTTGTCAAAATGTCATAAAATTTGATGTCTTGATAGCCAAATTCTTTTAACACGGAGACTATCGCGCCATTACCACAAGCAGGTTCAAGTATGCTACCCTCAAATTTTTCTACCTCTAAAAGCCGTCTTGTCAGGTTGTAAGGCGTTTGATAGAAGTCGCTTTTTGATCGGCGCTTGTTCGTGTTGCCGCTGAAGTTCTTGCCCATTTCCGCCCCTTAAAACGGTATCGTTTCGTCGTTGTCGTATTTGTCGCCATCCACGTATATTTCTGGCGCGTCGTAGCTTTCAGGCGGTTTTTGCTGCTGCGCTTTCTTTGGCGCGCTTTGCTGTGGGCGCTGATTTGAATATCCGCCTTGCTGATAGCCTTGATTACTTTGCTTTGGCTCGCCTAGCATTTCCATTACTTCCACAACGACCGAGTGCTTACTTCTATTTTGTCCGTTGCTATCCTGCCATTGGTCGAATTTTAAGCGACCTTCTACTAGAAGCTTACTTCCCTTGTTGAGGTATTGGTTTGCTATTTCCGCGTGCTTGCCGAAAAATGTTATGTCGATAAAGCACGTCTCTTCGCGCTTTTCGCCGTTGAGTGTGTATTTGCGCGTTACGGCTATACCCGAGCTACCTATCGCCGCGCCGCTTTGGGTGTAGCGCAACTCAATATCTCGCGTCAAATGCCCGACTAAAACTATTTTGTTAAACATCTCTTAGCCTTTCGCTTGTTTGCCCTTATTCTTTGGCTCCTATCATAAGCGCCTTTTGTGCGTCTTGTTTTTGAGCGAGGTATGCGGGCTTTGCTCTTTTTTGTTTGTGGCGCGTCCTGAAAAGTATCTACACTATTTAACCCCGCAAATAATGCACCTAAAACTCCTAATGCTTTCATTTTTTAGCTCCTTAAATTTTCCATTAGCGCGTCAATGCTGTTTGGATCGTCCAGATACGCCCTCGCTTCATCAATGCTTAATCTCTCGACCAAATTCTCAGCTTCAGCCTCACTAGCGCCTCGTTTTACTAGCTCGCTTTGTAGTAGGTCGTGAGGCATTGGCTCAACTGTCAAATTTTCTTTTACAGTTGCGATTTCTACTTCAAGGGGCGCAGCCTCGATGTATTCGGTTTTTTCAGTTTGTGAATTTTTTGCACCAACTGAGATGTTTGGTTTTTCTGAACTACTCAAAAGCTCGTTTAGGTTTTGTGTCGCTTTTGTTTCAATTTTAGGCGCTATTTTTGTCTTTTTAGGCTCATCATCGCCGACTTCGTCGACCGAATAAAGTCCTGAGATGTCAAAGGCTTTTCGCAATGCTTGGCTTTCGGCTACTTTTTTTAACATAGTTTTAGGCTTGTCGCGCCAAAATTTGGTTATGCTTCCGTCTTTTGTTCTTTGCACATATTCGCTATACTCCACTTCGGCGCAAAAAGGGCGATCGTTGTCCGTGCGATATACTCTTGCTGTTGCGACTAGCTCGTTCTTGGTTACCCATTCGCCGTCTTGCAATACTGCCGTTTGTTTTATGGCGCAGTCGCTATCGATGCCCGCAAATTTACCACTTCTATGCGCTAGGGTTAAAAAGCTGTCGCGCCCAGCCAAAGGCTCTATTTTTGTTATCCATCTGCCGTCGATATTTGCCGAGCGCTCGACAAAAAATATTTGTTTTAAGATAGGGTTTAAATTAAAGGTTTCAGCAACCTTCATGCAATAAATCATATCCATATCGGTAGCGTTTGGCGGGAAAAACTGCGCCTTTATAATTTTTTTCTCGTCTTGGCTTAGCCAGTTGCTTTTTGCTATCTGCTCTGCTTGCGGTTTAGCTTGTTGTAGTTGGTTCATTTTTTATCCTTTCAAATTTAAGCTACATTTATGTAGTTTTCTTTGCGGTATTCGTAGCTGTGCGCCTTATATCTAGCAAGGTCGGATATTATCAAATTCATATCTTCTTCGCCTAATTCTTTTTCGGCGGCAATGTAGTCCATATACCGAGCTAAAAGCTCTTGGTATTTGCTGCGCCCCTTTTCTAGCAACTCCTCACTCACTCTTACCATAAACGGGATATGCGGCGCAGATTTAGGGATACAAAGCCAACCCATAAGCTCTAAGTTCGTTTTGTAGCCGCATAAATTTAAGACATCGTTGTAGTAAGCTAACGACAAATCGTAGTTATACGGCTCGATAATTTTTTCAAATTCTTCTTGACTATTGGCTTTCGTGCTTTTTAGGTCATAAAGCATTCCAAATTTGCGAATGTAAATATCAGGTCGCGCTTGCATAAGCAAATCCGCGTCTTTGTGGTAGTGGAAAAAGCTCACTTCTTTGTCGGCGTATTTTAGAAATGGCACGATTTCATTAACGATCTTGGAGATTTCTAAATAATGCTCTATCATCCCTTTAGCCACTATAATTTTATCGGGGTTGGCTTCTCGCAACGCCTCAGCCTTTTTAGTATCAAGCCCTAGCGTCGGGCTTTCGATGTATGTTTTATCGATATTTTCGGGCGTCAAAATGCAGTCGTGGCAAAGCGTGCCCTCGTCAAAGCACGGTTTCCACGTATCAAACAGATGCCTAAATTTAAAGACTCGCACGCTTTTTCTGATTAGCTCGAAACGGGTAGAGCTTAGCCCACCCGCCTCGTGGTACTCTTTGTTTGATAACCCCTTTATCATCGTGTTTAGGGGGTGCTTAACCCCCTTAAACCCGCCCAAATCTATTTCAAGCATTTAACACCTCGATTTTACTTAGGTTGGCTATGCCCGCCGCGGCTAGCATCTCTTTGATTTTGTCTGTTAGCTTGTCGTGCGGAGCGTTTGCTGGAGCTTTGACCTCAAACTCGGCACGGATAGTGTAGATAGCTTTGCCGTTTTCAGCTTCGCGTGGTTTTTGCAAAATTTCACGTTGTGCATCATAAAAAGCTTGTGGGTTAGGGTTTGCTTGCTCGGCTTTTGCGCGCTCGATCGCCTCTTGTTTTTCTCTTTCGACTCTTGCTAGTAGTTCAGCCTCTCTTTGTGCGGCTTTTGCTTCTAGCTCCGCCTTTTCTCTAGCTGCTCGCTCCTCTGCTTCACGTCTTGCTTGCGCTGCTATTTCGGCATCTCTAGCCGCTTTTTCTTGCTCTACGATCTTGGCCTGCAAAATTTCATTTTCAAGAGCTTGTATTTTTGCCTCTATTGCTTCTTTCGTAGCTTTTGCTAGAGTGCCCGCAGGCGTTACGGCGCTTAGCTTGATTAGATCGGACGTATTTATCCTCTCAAAATTTAGCCCCTTTTCATCGCACACGCTTTTTACGTATGCGCTTATCTTTTGTGAAATTTCATCAAGCCTCTTGCTTTCAAATTCCGCTACGCCGTCAGCTATCTTTTGGCGTCCGTCCGTGATTATTGCCTCTATCTCTTTCTTTTCGGTTTTTAGCTGATTAATAGGGACTGAAAGCTTATCGATATAGAATTTATACTTTTCGCCGATCTCTGTTTTTACCTTATTGAAATTTGCCATTACCTTTTTGGCTTCCGGTATATTATCTTCGGTAACTTCGATCGAATACTTTTCGACTTGACTGACTACTTCAGCTTTGATGTCATCAAAATTTGTCTTTAGGACTTGATTGTCCGCCGTGCTTGCCTCATAGCTTATAATAAGCTCCATTGCTTCGTTACTCATTGTTTTATCCTTGAAATTTTATATTTTTGTACATACCAGGCTACTACTGCTTCAACTTCTTGAGGTTGATAGAAGCGAAGCCCTAAAAGCGATATATAAGAGGGCGCATAATCAGAGCATAAAATCCTTTTTTGAAAAATACTTCGAGATTTTATGCCTAGCTTTTTCTTGAAGTCATATTCAAGAACTAGCTCATTTAAATTTAACTCGTTAGGCACGCACTCTAACCCTAAAATCGCAAGTATTTGTCTTTTTAGTCTCGGGTGAGCTAGGTTTTTATACGCGCTATATTCTAATTGCCTTGCTCTTTCTGCCGAGCATCCTAAAATATCGCCAATAGCTCTAAGCGTAAGGTGTGGTAGTCGTTTATCATTTAAAGGCAATCCCCACCTTAGCGAAAAAGCTATACGTTCCTTTTCTTTTAGTTGATTTAAAATTTCATTCAATTTACTTTCATCTCTAGATAAAAGCTCTAAAAGATAAAAAAGTTCCCTCATCGTCTTACCTTTGAAATTTTAAAATTTGACTTGTTGCCATAAACTCTAAATCCTCTCGCCATCCAAAGGGCGCAAAAGCTGATCCAGCTCATATCGCGACCTTTAAAATTTGATTTAGCAACTCTACGTTAGCTTGCACTTCTTTTTGGCTCGTTTGTAGCTTTGCTCTCGTGCGTTTTAGATCGTCTTGTAGCTCTTTCCAGCTGCGAGATAGCTTTTTGTTGCTATTAGCCGCTACGAAGTCCTCTATCTCTTGCCAAACATCTGCAGCGTCGTCATCCTCGTAAGCATGTCTGATCTCATCGAGCTGTCCGTAGATTTCGTCATCGTCTAAATTTAGATCGATATTGTTTAAGTCTTTTCGTATCCACTCTTTAAGCTTTGCCGTCTCGTCATACTCAAACGGCACAAGCTTGATCTCGCCTGCGTCGTCCCTGATGTCCTCGAATGCTATCATTTCAGATCCTTTGAAGTTGTAGGAATTTGATGTTTTGTATTAAATGGCCGCTTGATTTTTTGGGTTTGAACAAGCGTAATAAAAATCGTATCATTGCTTGTTCCTTTTTTCTGCAGCTTCTTTTATCTTTTCGTAGTTAAATCCGAAGTGGATAAAACCCATTAAAAGAAAGAAGCTCAAAATAGCTAGCAAATAAGGCACTAAAGTCAGTGCTATCTTTAATGTCAAAGGAAGCTTTTTATTGCCTAGACTGCCACCCTTTGGCGTAATAGCCCTTGCAATAACCCAAATGATAGCCATTGCGTAGATGTTGGCTAGAATGCCGTGTATTAAAAAATTTAACATTACCTTTCCTTTGTGTTTTTAATGAGTTTGATTGGTTGGAGAAGCCGGGTGGATTTGCACCACCATCTACCACGATGGAATGTGGTTGTATTTCTTAGACTACAGCTTCATAAATTTGGTCTTTCTCGTTTTTTCTACCCCTGTGAGAAACTATCCTAAGTCAGGGCTGGCGATGGGTATAACATTATGTCCGCTATACTCGGGTTACCGCGTAGCTTCAGCTAAACTCTAGCTAGGAGTGGGGCTCCTGCCTGATGTCTGTCAGGGCTTTAAGACTTTTTTGTTTTGATGAGAGAAGTATAGTATAACTATCCTTAAATTTATATAAAATAGAATAGTATAACTATACTTTTTAAAATATATTTTTGTGGTATAATTTTTGTTAAATTTTTAGGGGAGGTTTCTATGAAAAGGACATTGTTTGTAATCTTAGCAGTTTGCCTATTGGGTTCTATGGGAAGCTTTGCTTACGGCAAAAGTGTAGGCGGGTATCATAAAAGAAACGGGACTTATGTTAGATCCTACCACAGAACGAGTAGAGACCATACACAAACTAATAACTACTCATCAAAAGGCAACTATAATCCATACACCGGCAAGAAAGGCACTAAAAGGCCTAAGTGGTAAAATTTAGGATTTAAATATGAAAAATATCGCTTTTATATGCCTTGTTGGTCTCTTGCTTTCAGGGTGTGCGTTTAATCCAAACAATAGGGACGTGGCATTCATCGATAACAAGGCTTATTATATCCCGGTAGAGACAAAGCAGCTTATAGTAACGGACGATATAATACAACATCTTAATAGTGTCGGGGTAAGTTGCGAGGTTGGGGATCTGATGTGGGTGTCTAAGTATGATGTTGATGAGTTGATACAATCGGAAAATGACGACCTGCTAAGAAAATATTTTTATGATAATTTAGCTGGGTGCTCTCGCCCTATGACGCAACAAGAGATGGAGTATTATATTCAAGCGATAGAGCGCAGCAATCAAGTCGGGTATGGCGTATTAGATGCTATGCAAAGTTGGGCCAACGGATTTAACCAAAGCGCAGCCCAACAAAACGATTATGCTAATCAGCTAAGAGAGATGAATTATAATTCGGCTCGCAGGATGGAGCAAAATCAGCAGGGATATTATTTTCAGCCACGACCACTATATTAAAACTTACTACCTTTCCTCCACTCCCACGGCGGGATAGGCTTTTTATCCTGCCAAAGCCCTAAATTTTGACTGCGGGCTTTGAGCTCTTGACCTGCATAAATCTTTGAATACTTGACATACGCCCAAGCATAGCCATTTAGCACCATTTGTTCGTTTATGTCTTGTCCGTCAAGATAGACTATACCGAGCACGCGTTTATATCGGTCTTTACCCTTTTCTTGAATTTCAACGGATCTGCCGGCAATCAAATTTGAAAGAAATTGTTTTGATTTTTGTCCGTATGGCTGTTTCTTTTCGGGCGCGTCAATGCCAAAAAGCCTTACTTTGATTTGCTGCTTGTTTTGAAGTATCGTGATCGTGTCGCCGTCGTGGATAGAGACGACTTTACCGGAGAAAGCGAGTACAGGATAACACACAATACATATGATTAGGCGTTTTATGTTCAAAAAGTATCTCGGGAATTATTTTTCTTAAAATTCTTAAATAGGCACTTTATGTATTCCCACAAAGGAATATCTGCCGTATATATATCCTCTACTAGCATCTTGTATTCGCCAACTACTGCTTCTTCGGATATACTTTTTTCGTAGTAATCACTAATAATCAAAGCAAGCCTATTCACGTTTATGCAATTTAGTCGTATAATGGTTAAATACCCAAGCGCCTCAATATTTGACGTAAGTTCCATAATATTGCCGTCATAGTCTTTTTTCAAAATTTTTGAAAAGCAATCTTTTAGAACTGACAAACACTCTTTTCTTTCACTATCAACTTTTTGAAATCTATCTTTAGTTAATAAATATACAAAGTTAATAAAGGTAAAAATTATAGCTATTAAAGAGAGCCAAGCTGGGGTGCTCATAATTTTTACTGCTTTGTTAGCGGCCTAGAAAAAGCCCTAAATTTTTCTTCTAGCTTAGGATTGTCCGCACTAAAAAGCCTAACTCTCCTAAAAAACTCCTCTTCTCCCAACCGCTCGTATAGCGGCGAGAAAGCTTCGGATAGGAAAGACGGGTTAAAAGACGTTTTTATGCGACTGCCGTCTATCTCTATAACGTCATATTCGTTTAGTAGGGCTTCTAAAACGTCCTCTCTAAATTCTTGCCCCGACTTGTCCCCGAGCTCTCTATACCTAGGGCCGGGGGCGTCCGTGAATTTTTCGGCAAAATTATATATGATTTTATCTTTCATCGCATTCTCCCGTGCTTAAATCTCTTACGGACCACCTGATAAACGTTCCTTGTATCTTAGATTTTAGCCGTATTATACTATCATTTTTTGTTAAATATAAGAACCCGTCGGTAGCGACTTCTAAAGAAGCGTCCTTGCTCGGGTCTTGTCGGACGGTATCTATAAAATTTTTAAACGCTATCATCCCAAAGCCTCTATTTTTGTTTTTGTCTTTGTATTTCGATAAATTCGACTTACATAAGGTTCTTAGCGTATTTTCTTTCCCGATACGCCTTGATATGCGGTAAAATTTTTGAACGAATGCGCTCCTTCCTATCTCTAGCGACTTAAATATCCCAATCCCCGTATCGTAAAAAATAAATTCGACCTCTTTCCTCTTTTTGTTATATGCCCCCATAAACCATATCTTTTTATCTCCGTCAAAATCAACGAACGCATGTTCGCTAGAGTTTGCCATCGCCTCAAATATCGCATCAAACAGCTCGTCTTTATTTTTCTCTAAAATTTCGTCTTTGCCAGTGAAAAAATCTATGATAGGGTAGTGAAATTCATTGTCTATATGTTCGCCGTTCCGATAATCTATTTTTAGATATTTGCGCCCCTCTTCGACGGTTTCTTTTTTGGGGTTTATGCACAATGCATTCCAATACCCTATGGCGGCCAATCTTTCATCTATTGATTTTATAGGGGAAACTTTATTATTTTTTATAAGTTTTTCCCCATTAAAAATAGCATTTATCCCCACCGTCATCAGAAGTATGGACGCATTATCTATTGTATTCATTCTTCTGTGATCTATCGACAATCTATGGCTGTGCTTTTTGCCCTGGTAGTCTTTGAGCTTATCTAGTGTAGAATTTAGTATTTTAATATCTTTTGGAAAAACTATTTTTTCGGGCATATCAATTTTGTATAGCACCTTGTCTTTATGGCAAACGTCATGCGGAGGGTTAAATGGATGCTCGCGCCCATTTTTTATATTTTTACGCTTGAATAGCTTTTTGATTTTTCTTTTTGCGTTTGGGGTGTTTTTCCTCGACGACGCCCTGCTAAATTTTACAAAAACTCTCATATTTGTTTTTATTCGCTCCGTATCTTCCCTAAAACCTCTTTGAATTTAAGTGGCTACCGACTAGGCGACTATTTGATGCCCTGATTGTCAAACACTAGTCCTTTGTAAATTTCGTAGTGGAAGTTTGCTTAAATTCTCTTTGAGTTTATGCTATACGATCCTACTACGCGGCCTATTATAGTTATTGGCAATTCTTCGGACATACTGATGGGCTCGTAATCTTTATTGTCGCTAATAAGCTGTAACGATGGGCGCTTTTTTATCCTTTTTACGAGCAGTTCTCCATCATAGCGGCAAACATAAATAGCCCCCTCTATCGCTTCTATTTGATCGACACAAAAGACTACCAAATCCGTTTCTTTTATCGTTGGCTCCATCGAGTTGCCAAAACAAGGGATTATGCCTAATCTGGCACGAGGGCTTACGTTAAACATCAATCTTAAATCTTGCGGATTAAAAGGTAGTAAATCATAATCGCCCATATCGTCATTTTCTGCACCAAATCCAGCAGACACTACGCCATCTTTAAAAAATGGAACATAGACGGTATCGCTATTATTTTCTCCGTCCTCCACCTCTTTATCTGGTGGGACGATCTGAAATAAGTCTTGTAAGATTAAGTCATTTGTTGGAATGCCTAACAGCTCACACATTGCTTGTGCTTTTTCTATCTCCGGTTTATTCTTGTCGTCTTTAAACCAAAATTTTATGCCGCTTTCTGATATTTCATGGCCTGCCTCTGTGAGCATCTCTGCTAATTTTGCATAAGATATTTTCTTTTCTTTTAGAACTTTTTTTAATAATGGTTTATTAAGTTTGTATTCCATGCTATCCTCCAAAAGTAAAATGTATAGTAATTATATCCTTTTTTTAAAATAATTTAATATAGTAATACTATACCATTAATAACTCTTTAAGAATAGTATAGCTATACTTTCGTTATGACAACTAAAAAATTTACACAAATATTAAGAAAACATTACAACAAAGAGGTTTCCGTCAAAGGGATAAAGTATGGCTATTTTAGCCCCAAGAGAGAAAAAATAACAGCTATGTTTGTCGAGGATGGCATAAAACCGACTTTTTGGGAGGAAGTAAAAAACGGCTGGTATAGAACTCAAAGGCTAAAAGAAAAATCTCAAAAGGCTAAAAAATGATCGAAATTTTGCAAACTAGCGTAACGCTTTTCGTCGGCGGGTTTATCCTAGCAGGCATTTTTATGATGGCAGTTAATGCTTGTAAATTTATTTTAAAGGGTTGGAAATGAAAAAGGCAAAGCTGGCAGTTAAATTTGCTGTATTTAGGGCCAAAGCCCAGAGGCGCATAAGCGAGCTTGAAATCGAGCTTTTAAAAGCAAAGAATAATTTAGCGGTGTCTACCCAGCGAATAAAATATCTAAGCGACCAAATACGTGATCACGATGACAAGCTCGATAAGCTGTTGCAAATTTTAATAAAAGCCAAGATTTGCGCTGTAGAGCCTAAATCTGATCCCAAATGCCACGGTTAGCCTTGAAAACTTCATTTAGGTTTTTTATACGCTCATCGGTTAGCCCCAGCTTGCTTAAATCTATCTTTTTGTTTGGGAGAATAGATAAAAGCTTTAAATCGTTGGCAAGTTTTAGCTCATTGGCTATTTGTGTGAATATGTTTGTGAGATTATAAATTTGTGTGTTATCTATTGTAATGGCTCCTTTGTGGTGTATTTGTAAGGACTTCTATTATACCCAAAGGAGCTTTTAGAGTGAATGAAATTTTAGGAAAGACAATGACAAATTTCAAACCTGAAGCCAAACAGATCATCTCGCTCATAGGCTCGTCCATGAAAGAGCTAAAAGACTGCTTCGAGACTATCGAGGAGTGCTCGGACGATGAGGAGCTGATAGAAGTGATGCCTGATGTGAAAAATGATATTTCAAATGTCATATCCACGCTAGAAAAGGTGCTTAGTGGCGGATATGAGATAGAGGAGCAAGAATGATAGCGGACACTAGTATAAATGGCTACAAAGCCAGCATGGAAAAACATGAAGCGCAAAGAGTGATCATACTCAGGGAGCTTGAAAAACATCCCGAGGGTATGACTAGACGTATGCTCTCACGTGCGACGAACATAGAGACATCTACGATCTCGGCGCGCGTGAATGAGCTCATCAAAGCACAAGTGCTTGACGAGCCGTTTCGCGACAAATGCCCGATCACAAACATCGAGGTCAAGTGGCTGCAGATAAGGGGAAGCGATGTCTAGCCCGGAAAGAGACAAAGAACGAGCACTGTTAAAGAAAATAGACAAATTTAACAAAAGCAAAAAGAAAGTTAAAAAAGGCAAGAAAGAGGCAAAGAGATGAATAACGGATACGCGATATGCTTTAATGAGTGGTTTTTAGATGCTAGGATAAAAAACGAGCTTAGATTATTGCTCGCTATTTCAAATTTGTGCGCCCAAGAGGGATATTGCTACGCTAGTAACGATCATTTCGTGCAGCTTTTCAAAGAGGACAAGATAACTCCGCAGACCGTATCTGAAAAGATAAGCAAGCTCGCAAAGCTAGGATACATAAAAATCGACTATAAAAAGCGTGGAGCAGAGATTTTAAGGCGTGAGATACGATTAAGCAAATGCTTAAACGACGATTACCGAAAAGACGAACCGACGATTAAGCAAATGCCGAAAGAGAATATTACAAACAAAGAGGATGAAAATTCTCTCGCGCATACGCGTGAGGAAAATTCAAATCAACAAGGCTACGAGATCATAAAAAATAAACCTGATAGCGTAGATGAAAATTTAACTGACGAACAAAGACGAAATTTAACGAATCAGCTACTAAGTGAAAAAAATTCAAACGACGAAAACTATGTCAGCTTTACCAGCCCTAGACACTATACGAGCGAGAAAGATTGGTTTAAAGCCCTAAAGCTTGGCAAAGACATCTACGACTATACGATACCAAATTTACTTTACTTGCACCTAGTGCCGTATCTGGAACATAAAAGAGGACGGCCGCTAAAAGACCTCGAGATAAAAAGACTTGGCACACAGCTAAAGGACTACGTAGGCATAAGCCAGCTAGAGATAGTGCGTAGATGTATCAAAGGAAATTTTGGCGACATAAAGCCTTTTGGGACCGACATGCTACGAAAAGACAACCCGTATATGGCTTGGGAGTTAGGAGACAATTATGAAATTTAACAAAACGATCAGCCTCGAGCGCTGCTTGATTTCCAGCGCTCTTATAAACGGCGACGATCATTTGGCCTATGAGGTGGCGAACGGACTGGACGAGAGTCTTTTTAGCGGGCGCAGGATAGGCATCGTAAAGCTCATGAATGCCAAAAGAGCCGTGAATATGCCATACGCCGCGATAACGCAAGTGCTAAAAGCGCAGGCGCAAGAGGATAGGATGCTATACGAAGAGATATGCGACATTTTTATAGCCGGGGCGCTTTGGGACGATGAAGCATTCAGACACGTAAAAAGAGAACTCATCTCCGAGATCAAAATGCAAAACGCATGCAAGAGGTTGGCGGTATGAGAGACATAAACCCTGAAAATTTCAATAGCGTAGATGAATTCATAATTTACCTCGAAGATAAAAGAGCCACGATCGACGAGACGCTAAGAGACTTAAAAAGCACAAGAGCGGATGAAAAATTTGAGACTATGGGCGAATTCGTAAAGCGCGTGGAAGCTAGCGACGAACTGGTATATTTTCCTACCGGGCTTGATTGGCTGGACGGCGAGCTTTATTACAGAGGCTTAGCGCAAGGCAGCTTCATAAACATAGCAGGAGCTAGCTACGCAGGCAAGACCACTTTTACGATCGAGCTTTTAAAGGGGCTTGCGAAGTCTCACAAGGTAGCCTTTTTCAGTTAGGAAATGTATGAAAAGGTCTTGATAAGAAAGTTTAAATTTGCTCCGCTTGAGATACTGAAAAACATGACCATCATCCAAGATAACCCGAATATCGACGTAGTGTGCGAGCGCATAAGAAAGCTCAGCCAAGCGGGCGTGATGGTCTTTGCCATAGATAGCCGCATGAAGCTAAGAGTATCGAATTCAAAGCTAAGCGAATATGAGAAAAATAACGAAATTTCAAGCAAGCTAAGCGAACTCACACGAACGCTTGGCATAGTAATAATCTTGATAAATCAAATAAGCGAAGCCGATCTTAAGGCCGGACGTCAAGCCCTAAAAGGCTCGGGCGATCAAGTCTATGACAGTGACATGATAATTTACTTAAGCGCTACGCTAAACGACAGGCAAGAGGTCGTAAAAAGGGAGCTCGTGATGGCAAAAGACAGGATAGGCGAGAGGACGTTTAAGATAAACATACCTGATTTTTACAAGAAAAACGATTATGGTGCAATCTCGGCCGTGGAGTTTAGAGAATGACCCCAAAACTAGCAAAATTTATACTACTGGAAGCCGATAATTTTGGGTATGAATTCACGCTCAAAATTTTCACGGACGAGCGCAATCAAGTGGGCGATACGCAAATCATCAAAGAAAACGAATTCAGCAAGATACCTCAAATTTTAGCCAAGGCGAACGAGCAGATCAAAAAAGCTCATAGCGAGGCTAGACAAGGCAGGTTGCTATGATCCCCCGCTACGAAAACACATTGGCGTATATGAAAGCTACCGGCAAGATACCATACGAGGAAGCCGAGCAAATGGCGGTCGTATCTTGGCTCAAAGTCAAAAAAATACCGCATATCCATGTAGCAAACGAACGTATGGCAAGCGTGCAATACAAAAAGAAGCTCAAGGCTCTTGGCACTTATGCAGGATTTCCTGATCTGATGGTATTTTTACCAAGCAAGACGCTTTTTATTGAGATGAAGCGGGCCAAAAAATCACTCAGCAAGGTTAGCGCCGAGCAAGAGGAGTGGATAGAAATCCTCAATATGTTCGACTACGCCAAAGCCAAAGTGTGTTACGGTTCTGGTGAGGCGATAGATTTTATCAAAGAGCAAGGGGTGAGGTGA